CCGGTATCCATGTGATGCGAGGCAGTAGGGGTGCCGCTGGCAAGCGAGCTGCCGGATGAATCGTATAGACGGAAAATAACAGCGCCGGATGAATCGTCGAAACTCAATCCTGCTTTATATCTTGTGGCCGCAACGAGAGCGTAATTAGTCAAGTTGATATATTCGATTCCAGAACCGTAGCCTATGGCGAGATAGAAGTAATATATTACAGCGGAATTATAGATATAAAATCTCCAGCCCTTATTGGCCGCTCCGAGTTTATGGGTAAGCCACATTCCGCTGGATACTGCGGGTAAACTCTCAGGCGTGAAGTCCGCAAATATGCCAAGATCCGGATAGCCGGGAAGGCCAGGAAAACCTGCAACCAAGTCCGCATGGGCGCGGTACATGTAATCGGATTCATCCCGCTCGAAGTCCGCTCCGCCGTTATATACCACGCCGTGATTTGTGAGCGTGTTGCCATTCCGGCTGCTGTCTTTTGTCAGGTAGCCGTCCTGCATGCGGTAAATGGCTTCCCAGGGATAGAACGGCGCAAGCGCGAATACCCGCTGCTGAGCGGACTCGCCGAAGACGTGAAGCATCTTGCGCATCGGCTCGGGCGGAGTATATGCGGTGAAATCAGAGAACGTGGCAAGTGCGGGGCGCTTCAGAAGCCTTCCGGCATTTCTCGCGCTGCCCGATTCAATACTTTCCGGAATTAGGTTTACGGTGCGGGTGCATTCTGCGGTCGGGGCGTCAAGCTCATAGCTTCCCCCAATGAAGCCTGGATACTTCGGCATTTATCTCCACCCTCTAATGGCTCCGTCCCATTGCATCCCTCCGCCAGGCGAAGAAACATAATCCGTTTGCTGAGTGGGGGCGGTCGTGTTGACATTCGCGATATTGTGGCGGGCGTCCCTGGCCGATTGCCTCAAGTCCGGCTCAATAGCCCTGCCGAATGGAACGCACAAAAGCTCCGCCAGGCTCTGCGTGATCGCTTCCTCGTACCCCGGCGGAAGGTTTAGCGTCTCGGTCAAGCCGCTGAATTTATTGACCTGTTCCCAAATGAAAAGCTCCAGTATGTTCGCCACGTCGGTCGGATAAGGCCAGGGGTAAAGAGTGCCGTTGGGATACGTCGGCTGGTAATACACCTTTATCGGTATCCCGGAACTGAGCGTGGGAATGCCGATTGCGGAGTATTGCTCCACGTTGATCAAGGGCAATGGAACCCTGACGTTCGTTGTGCCGACGATGATCAGGTTGCAGTGATCCTCTATCTTCACGGGCCGCCCGGTCGCCAAAACGAAATCGCCGGTCGGGCCTATCGTGTAAGATTGCTGCGACACGCCCCACGGGTATTCCTTCGCCTCAATGGCATACACGAACCGCCTCTGCGTCTTCCAACTGTCGATCATCCGGTTGAGGCGGCTCAGGCAGAACGCCTTGTCATCGTCCGATAGGGTCTGCTCCGCTGAAACATAGCCTATCTCATAGAGGGAGTTTTTTATCAGGTCTTCTACGCTTGACATGGCTTATTTTCCTCGATGCGGGCTTAGGCTTAACGGATGCCTCGTCGGGCTTTTTATCCGGCTGAGGCGGCGTTATAACGCTTCTCTCGGCCATTCTAGCGGCGGGTTGATACTCCCCGCACCAGTCCGCCGGGCCGTGGTAGGAGTACATCGGGAAGCGGCGGCATATCTGCATCGTCTCCGTTTGAATCCAGAAGCGGCAATTTTGGCAGCATTGTTCCATGAGGGATCAGTGAAGCGGAGGCCGGAGGATTGCCCCGGCCCCCATGAAAAGAGTTGATAAAACGGGATTACAGTTTCACCCATTCGAGGTAAACCGTTCCCGTGGCTGTGATGTCGCACGCTCCGGCCCACGGGCCGGCTGCGGCATTGAAATACACCGTATGATCGCCCGTAGACTCAATCGCCAGGGTGCAGTCGAGGGTTATGACCTCGGCTGTCCCATCGCAATCGTCGGCTGTCTGGCCGGTAAGGATGTTTTCGGCTGCCGTGCCGACACCGCTCAATAGTGCTTGAACGCCGGAACCGATGGTGGTTCCAAGCCCGATATCGGGCGTATCGGCATCGCACGTTGCGCCGCTGCCATACATAGCAACTGAAATCTTGGCCGATTTGACCAAAATAGCCCCGGCGGGCAAGGTGTAGACAAGCGCGCCGATGGCCTTGTTCGCGTTGGTCACGGACCCAAGAGCCAGATCGCTGAATTGCAGCGTGGTGATGTGATGTCGGCCATTGACGTATTCGGTCGCCGTGACGCCGGTGCCTGCGGCGCCGACATCCTGATAGGGAAATTCCGAAGGATCGCCCACATGGACGGCCACTCCGGCAACATGCGCCTTCGCCTGGGTCCCGTAAAGACCTCTGAAGAGCCCGATGATCGTTCCGGTGACGGATGTGACGATCATGTTCTCTTCTTCGATCTCCACGACTTTGCCCACTTCAAAGTCAGTTGCGGAGGCGACTTGCATTTTCCTGTCCGAGGACGTGATTGAAACGCTCAACGTTGTTGAAGTCATATTGCCTCCTTACAACAGACTCGCTACGCGGACAGCGCAGTTCTCTGGGTATAAGTCTCCGAAGCCCATCAGGACATCGAAGCGGTTGATCATGGTTCGGGTTCTGGCCTCAAACTGCCGAACAAACTGAATGGAGATCCCGCGCTGAGGATCTCTTTGGGTGGACGCCTTCTCGACCGCCTTCGGCTCTTCCATCTTGACCGACACCAGAGCGAAAGCGTCTTTGTTGATGGCAAGCCCTTGGATTCCGTGAAGTCCCGAGGGGGTAGTGGTCCCCGGAAACTGCACTACGACGTGGCCGGCCTGCGGCAGAACGTCAACGTTCTGATACGGGCTGCCCGGGCCGTACAGGGCGGGTTTGAAATATGCGGTGGCCGTGTTTCCGCCGACGATGGTGCAATCCTGCGTGAGCACAACCTGTTTCGCATGCCCGACGCTCCGCGCTGTCGCCGGGTTCGTGGCCATCGGGGTCGTGAAGGAAATCACGTCGCCCTTTTTCAAGGCGGCGCCTGCGGCTGCAGACGCAAGCACAACGCTTATCGCTCCATCGGACGATATGGTCGTGTTTACCGTAACATCACCAACGGTCATGGTTCCCGCCTGATGATCGTAAAGCGACATTGATTCATGCCACTTAAACCCTGCGGCATTCCCCATGAGTCCTTCACGGAATAATTCCGAAAGTTCCTTCTGAGGGTTGAGGAGGGTTGTGAGATTGGTGCCAAGCGTCTCGTGCATCGCGGGGCTGATGATCATTCCCTTGACGCCGGGCGTCGCGCCATATTCCACCAAACGCGCTCTTGCCTTGTGAAACGGCGCCATAGTTGTTGGAGTGGTGCCAAGCGCGCCAACAACGTTCGGCGTGTTGAGATAGGCATATTGAGCGGCGCGGGAGTCAATCTCCTGCGCTATCTTGTTCATGGCCGGTTCGATGTAGTCCTTTCGAACCAGGTCTTCGCCGCGCTCCATTTCAAGAGCCTTCTCCACGGAGTCATAATCGAAATCGACGCCGAAGATTTGGTCCAGCTTGATTTCGGTTGTGCGGCGAACGATCGGCTGGGGATTGTACCCGATGCCGTCGCGGATCACGAACCGCTGAGGCAGTTTGGGATAGATCGTTGTGCCGACCGGGAATGCTTGCGTGTACTCTCGGCTGAGGCTGGTGTTGAAATAGCCCGCAACCTCCAATACGTTGACCAGATGCCTGAGCGATTCCATTGTCACCCAGGTCACTTTCTTAAATTCGTTTGCCATTTATTTTCCCGTGATACGGGCTATGTCTCGCTGATTCATGACGCGCATGTAACGCTCCACATCGCCCGCGTCAATGGCGGCTTCCGCCTCATCCTCCGGGGCGCGGTTCATTCCTGAAAGTTGCGTCCCCGGCGGCTTGGCTGCCGTCAAGATTGTGGGTTTCGCGGGAGTCTTCAAAGCATCCGAGATCTGCGCTTCGAGCCGTGTAAGCTCGCGGGCGCAGGCAAAGGGCTGCAGTTTCGCGATGCGCTCGGCATCAGCGACATTGCTGCAGAGGTGATAGACCATTTCCGGCCCGACTTCGCTTTCTAGAAGGAAGCCGTCCATAATCGGGTTCAGCGGTAGATCCACTGAATTGACGACTTGCTGGAAATCCTCATGCCTTTGCTTTGTGGCGGTCAGGCGTGTTTCCCAGGCTTTCCGCACTTCGGCGTTGCGCTGAAATGCGATCTGCCGACGCTGCTCCTGGGCCGCTTTCTGCCGCTCAGCCTCAATACGCTGCTGCGCCTTGTAATCGGCCAATTCCTCTTCGTATTTGTCGAGAGCTTCTTCGTATTGATCGGGCTTGTCCTCATAGTCCTGATACTTGGGACGCTTCGGACGCTCCGGCTTCGGCCCGGGTTGCGGTTCCGGGGTTTTCGCTTGTTCCTGCCGGAGCTGCCTCCGCTCATCCAATAGTTTCTGGATGCGCTCGGCCTTCGCCCGCTTCAATTCTGCTATTTCCGCTTCAAGTTCGGTTGCTCGCGTGTCGGCGTTTTGAGTCTTTTTCTCGGCTTTCTTCGGTGCTTCAGACTCCTTGTTTTCTCCGGGGCCCGTGTCCGGGGATGCTTCGGGCTTTTCATCCGAGGGTGCCGGGGCCTCTTTTTTCGGCGTGGGGAATTCTGCGCTGGCGAGCCATGTTTGATACTCGTCCGGCGTTAAGGCCGCAACATCGGGCGCTTGATATTCCTGTTCGCCCGGCTCTTCGGGGGCCTTTCCCGTTGGCTGCTCTGCGGGGGACGATTCCGCTTTCGTTTCGTCGGTTTCGCTCATAAATCTCCTTTTCCGGGCGGCCGCTTCCCGGTGTTCCGGCCAATAAAAAAGCCCCGGCGGCTGACCGAGGCTTTCTGTTGTTTCCGACTAGTCAAAGCTCTGTTACATCACACTCTTCAACGAGGGCTGCATGCCTTGCGCTTGCGGCTGCCGCAGCGGGCCTCCCTGCCCTTTGGTGGCGTCAATCAGTCCGCCCAGGTGCGTTTGCAGTTGCGCGAGATTGGCTTTCATGCGCTCTATCTCCATCGCGCCGCGTTGCTTCATCCT